GCCGAGGATTCCGCCGCCAGCTCCGGTGAACAATGAAAGTTCATTCATGCGACTCCTTAGCCCTTGTTGCCGTTACGCCGAACACGCGAGGGGGTGCGGTCAAAATGGTATTTCCGAGTCTTCAAACTCGTCGCGCGGCTTGCCGTGATCCTGCGCAGGCGCGCTACGCGCCGGGCGCTCACGCTGCACGCCGCCGTCCTGGCGTCCGCCAAGCATCTGCATTTCGTCGGCTATGATCTTGGTCGAATACCGCTTGACGCCGTCCTTTTCGTACTCGTCTGTGCGTATTGCGCCCTCGACGTACACCTGTCCGCCTTTCTTCAGATACTCGCCGGCAATCTCTGCGAGCCTTCCGAAGAACTCCACGCGGTGCCATTCCACACGCTCTTTCTGCTCGCCGGTTTGTTTGTCCTTCCACGATTCGGAAGTTGCGATGCGGATGCTGGTTATCGCGGTGCCGCTCGGTGTGTAGCGCGTTTCCGGCTCTGCGCCGAGGTTGCCCACTAGGATTGCCTTGTTGATTCCACGGCTCATGCTTGCTCCTTGTTTGCCTGTTTGGCGCGGTTGCGAATCAGATGCGCCACGCCATCCTCTACCTTGCCTTCGTGCGCTAACTTCATCGCGGCGCGCTCATAACTTTTGAACAGTGTCCAAAATGCCGTCGTTTCGTCTGCGCCATCTAAGCCGGCGCGCATCCTGTAATCCACGGCTCCCTGTAAATCGTCCTGATCCAGATATTCGTGCGCGGTTACTGCGGCGGCTTCGATATGCGCCACGCGCTCAGGGCTTAGACCGTCCCAAACGCCGTCTGTCGGGCTGCCAGTAAACGGTGGCTTCTCTACGGTCGCCTCGACCTTTGCCGGCTCGAAATCCTGCACTTCCTCTGGCGTGTACAAGCCAGTGACGACACCGGGGAACACCGTGCGGATGCCTTCGGAAACAACGCGGGCGCGGAGCATGGCGCGGGGGAATTTCTTCCAGTTGTCCTTGCCCCAAAACCCTGCCGTTTGCGCGCGGGCCTTGTCCCAATCAATCGTCGCGGTGCCGCCAGCGATGTGTGTAAACTCTGCGCATACGCGCTCGTCAGTCAGCTCAAGCCACTTGACGCGCCCGCCTGCGTTCTGGAAACGCGCCAGCATGGCGTCTGCTTTCAGTGCCGGCTTGCCTTGGATGATGTGGAAGTCGCGCACCGCAATTGCTGGGTGCAGACCTTCGGCCTCACAGAGCGCCATGAGGGCCAACGCCTGGTCTGCCGTCTTGATACCGAACAGGCCAGATTTGGCGAAACTCTGCGCGAGCTGCATCTGATGCTCAAACGACAATGGGCGCGGCGCGGCTGGGATGGTTGCGATATTGCTCATTTACTCACCTCGGATTTTGGAGTATTCGGTTATCACGTCTTCCGGGTCCGGCTCGCAATAGTCGGATGGGTCAAAAAAATCCGACGACGGCAAGCCCTGTATTCCTGCGCCGTCGCCGGTATCAAAAGTTGCCGCGTTCTCCGAACCAGTGCGCGGCGCACGGTGGGAATCGCCAAAGCCGGGGGATTCGGCTTTAACTGCTGTCGGAGTCAGCGCGCTTGTGTTCATGGATCAGCCTAAATAAATAGTTGTGAGTAGATGGAAAATCCCCGGAGCTGCGAGAATCACCGCAAACGCAAGCCATGCTTTATGAGCCGACTTGGAAATATCTGGATGCGGTTCGCTTGCGGCAATTGACGAAAAAATGGCGATCACGCACGCGATTAAAACCGCCATGGCTTGCATGAAATTAGCTTCCATGATTTATGCCGCCCTCTCGTAATGCACGGTTTCCGCAATTTCCCACTTCTGGACCGCTTCACCGAAGGTCGCAAACTTTGGCGTACGCGTTCCACACGGCGGGCATTCCAAATGATGCAGTCCCTTGCCGATGGACTCGTAATGCTTGGGCTGCTTCCCGCAGGTGGGGCATCCGGCTAGCTGGCCTTCGATCTTTAGTTGGCGTTGTATGCTCATGCCGCATCCTCCGGTCCGTCTTCATTCATCGCCAGCCACAGGCGCACATGGTCTTTGCCAAACTCAAGCGCCGCGGCTTCACTGTGACCGCGCTCCATGTGCGCGAGTGCCATATTCACGGCATCGTCCGTCTGCTTTCCCGGTATGCCGTGCTTGTTGCAGAAGTCGATCATCGCGCGGGCGATTTTCTCGGCGGGGTTGCGGTAGAGAACACAGATATTCGACGGCTCGGAAAAGATGCGGGCAAAGTCGCAATCCAAAGTTGAAAGTGTGGTCATAGGGTTTTCTCCTTCCCGTTTATGTCAACCTCAACACAAGCGCGAACAACGACCTTATCGGCGATGGCTTGATTGAGTTCGGCTTGAGTTGTAACAGTGCGTGTCGTCACGCTGCTTTCCCCGGTTGTGATTGGTTTTCTACACGCGGCGACGATATGCACAGCGTCATAAGGTCGTCCAGCGCGAGAATCAGATTGATATGCGCTTCGTGCGGCAACGGCTCGCAAATTTCCTTGATGCGCGCCAAGAGTGCCTTGCACTCGCGGTTCCAGCGTTCTACGTCGATGTAGCTCATGGATTCGCCTTGATTCTCGCGGGACGACGGCAATCGCTCGGTCGTGTGACGACAGGCGAGTCCATTTTTAATCTGCGTCTGTCGTACATGCCGAGACGTTCGCAAATACGCATCATTTGGTGCTGCTTGTTCTGCTTCTCCAGAAATATGAGCGCGCCCGCGCAATGTGGTGTTTTGTTGCCTGGTCGCGGCTGGTACGTTCCATCTTCTTCATCAAGCACCGAGGCCTTATGGCAGGGAAATTCACCGCTAGCGTGCGCTTGCAAGCTACGCCAGGTGAACCCACTGCCTTTCAAGAATGGGCATTCAGCACAGGGAGTCGTGAGGTTGTAATTAACGCTCATGCCGACACCGCTGATTCGGTCGTTTGCTTCCACTCGCCGTCATCGAAAATCTGAATCTCGTTTTCGTCGTCTTGCCCGACGATTGACCAGAACCAGCAATCCGGAAATGGCGGGTTGTAGGACTCGGCGAACGCCTTGGCTTGGTCCTCGGTCGCGAACCGTGCACGCTCGACATACGGGCCGGCGTCGCTGATATGCGCGTTGCTCGACACGTTGCGGCAGTCTCGGGTGTAGAAAACCCACGGCTTCGGCGCTGGCGTGAACATCGCTTCCATCAGCGCGTCCATCGCGGCGAATTGGGCGGTCACGGCGTCGGCGGTGTTCATGCCGCACCTACCTTCGCTTTGGCAGTTGCCGCGATAAGGCCGGGGTGATTCAACACCGCGCCGATCAGCCAGCAGTAGTTGTTGAAGTGCTCCGATCCGGCTTTGTGCGTTTGCGCGATGCGCTCTTGCAGTTGCTCGGTCGTGATGCCTTGCTGACACCCGACCCACCAGCGCAAGCCGTGCTCTTTGCTATGCACGGCGGTAGCGAACGCGTTGCGGCTACCTTGCGGGCCGAGCGTGATCCACCAGTCGCCGTCGCCGATGGAAGCGCCGTCGCCGATGGTAGCGCAGTAGCCGATGGAAGCGCCGTCGCCGATGGTAGCGCAGTAGCCGATGGAAGCGCCGTCGCCGATGGTAGCGCGGGGGCCGATGGAAGCGCGGGAGCCGATGGAAGCGCGGGAGCCGATGGAAGCGCGGGAGCCGATGGAAGCGCCGTCGCCGATGGAAGCGCGGGAGCCGATGGAAGCGCGGGAGCCGATGGAAGCGCCGTAGCCGATGGAAGCGCCGTAGCCGATGGAAGCGCCGTAGCCGATGGAAGCGCCTGGCCACACAACCGCATCACTCGGCACTACAAGTGCTTTATCTAGTCGCGCAGCTTCGGCAACGATGCCGCCTTGCGAGCCGTCTGGATTGCGCCAGCGATAAGCGCGCGCCGAATGGTAGCCGCCGAACAGATGATCGAATGTTTCTGTCATGGCGACACCGCCACGACAAACGAGGCCATCGCAAGACCGACGGCGACAACAATCAGGTCTTCGCGGAACTGGCTACTGGGTTGCTTGGACACGGCTCGCTCCCTTCTTGGTTCGGGAGCAAATTACCACAGGGGTAATCTAAGCGCAATACCCTCGGAGTAATTTATTTTTCTACACGTTTCCAGCGCCCATTGCGGGCGTATCGCAGGCGGCTAGTCTTTCAGGCAGATATCTTCGTCAGCCAAGCGAATGTAACGCTGGCCGACCGGACATTTGGTCTCACAAGCGGCATCAGTTTCGCGTTCGTTCGGTTGGCACACGGGGTGCGACTCTTTGCAGGTCCGCACGAGCGTTACTATCGCGCTGTTGGCTTTTACATCGAGTACGTGGTCGAGAACGCATTGATCCCGTTCTTTCCGCTGACCTTCGTGGCCGTTCTTGTAGATGCCGATGCACGCGCGAGTCGCGGCACCTACGGCATCAGAAGTATGAACCGGAACCGCGTATGTCGTGATGCAGTCATCATAGCTGTGCACGCCGAACCATTCGGCACGCGCACTCGTGCTCAGCAGAGCAATTACGAGCAAACGTTTCATCGTGCCGGCGGACAATCGTCTGGATCGCACGCGCACTGCACGCATTCCTCGAAGTATTCCATGCGATCGCGAAGCGCAAGCACTGCAGACTCCGGCAAGTCGTCAACATACGATGCGGCGTGCTTGTCTAGCGCGCGCGTCACTTCTATTTGCCACCCGCGCGAGTTGGCAATTTCCGCAATACGCCGAATCGCGCGAGCCTTTGGCGATTGCAAAATGGCCGGAAAAGGGCTGTCTTTTTTGAGTTCGCCGGTTTTGATTCCTTCGGCAATGAGTTCTTCCAATTCCTCTCGCAAAAATTGGTTCATATCACTGTTCAACCGCTGAGCTGAGAATCGTTCTCACGAGGCGCTGCAGTGCCTTTGGGTCGTGCTCTATTGGATCGGCGTAGAAGGTGGCAATCACTTTCGCCTTCCACGCAGACGTGGCTATCAGACCTTCTGTGGCGCCTTCTACAACCTCGATGAGGTTGGCCAGTTTCTTTTCGTCCAATCTCACCGACTGCGATTCGCTGAGCATGTCCCACGGCATGTCAGCCCATCCCTTGGGCAGCCGGTACTCCGCCTCGACTTCGCGCGCGATCTCGCTGCCGATTTGCTTAGTCGGTGTTTTGCCGATGGTGTTTTGCCACTGTGGCTGCGATTTCCCCAGCCTGGACCCCATCGCTTTTACGCCGCCTTCCTTCCTGGCGAGTTCGCGGAAGTTCAAAAGCCTGGTTTCTTCCACGATGCGCGGTTTCATGCGCCTAGGTTCAGGCAGATTACCGTTTAGGTAAATTACCCTTGCAGGTAATGCTTGCGTATCAGAATACCTCCGTGGTAATGTCGCGCTCATGCGACTACTCGACTACCTGCCGACACCATTTCCCGAGCGCATGGACGCTCTCTCGGTTCTCGCCGACAAGGTCGGAAGTTCGGCTGCATATCTGAATCTGGTGACGCTCGGTCACAAAACGCCGAGTCACAAATTGGCGCGTCTTATCTCCGCTGCAACCGGCGGCGCTGTCGGGTTGAGCGATCTGCGTCCGGACATCTGGCCTGCGCTGGCCAAGTCGGCGAAACGCAAGAAGGCCGCCTGAGATGACCCTGCGACGACGGCGAAGCATGCAGTAACGGTTCCCCATGACGGTGGAGCTGGTTCAGGTAGGGAGACGGTTGGCAAGGCAGGTGGGGAGACGCGGCAGGTGGCCGACAACTCGGAAGACGTACGGACCAAGATCAGCCGCGATGAACACGCGGTCCTGACTGCGTACTGCCGCGCTCACGACGTCGAAATCCAGGAATTTGTTCGCCAGCTCATCCGCGATCGCCTCGCTGAAATTGTGCGGGTTGCAAGGATGGTGTCTTCGGTCCCAGGAAGCGAGGTACTCGTGGCGCGCACCGGGGAATCGCGGGGCGCGCGGTTTTGCGTACCGGATCAGGAAGCGCCATGAGCAGCAGGCCTCTCTATATCGGCAGGCACACGGCGTGTGAGCGGAAGATTCATTACAGCACCGCATCTCAAGCTATCCGCGCTGCATCTCGCGCCGGCTCCATCCTTCGCACGCACCTGCACGTATACAAGTGTAATTGCGGCACTTGGCACCTAACGTCACGGCCACGGAGAGGGTGATGCACTCCCGCACCGAATCCGGCATTCCACTGGACTGGCACGACGTGCTGCGCATTCACCGCGCGAAGATCGCCGAATCGGCAAGGCTGCGGAATCTTGAGCACGTCAACGAAGCATTGAAGCTGCTGGATCGCCAGCCCACGCCAGAGGAAATCGCGGCGGCTGAGCTGGTTTTGAGTCAACCGCCAAAAGAGAAGTGAGCAATGGCTGGGGATTGGATCAAAATGCGCGGCGCGTTAATCGATCACCCTAAGGTGATTGCCATGTGCCGAGCGCTAATGGCGACGCGCGAATTCCGTGAATGGCTTACCCCCGGAGGCTCCGGCCACGAGAACGGCCAAATCGTCTCAACTCACGCGTTACGGTGCGTTACCACGGCGTTACTCATGCGTTGCTGGTCCGTTGCACGCGAGCACGGAAAATTCGTCGGCGATGACCTTGTTTTGCAGCACTCGACTATCTCAGACATTGATGAGATGGCTGGCGCACCTGGGGTTGGCCGCGCTATGCAAACTATAGGATGGGCACTAGATGCAAACGGGTTGACCCTACCAAACTTCATAGAATTCAACGTTCCACTGACGAATGCGGAAAAACAGGCCGATTATCGCGCACGCCAAAAAGCGTTACAGCATGAAGGAAAAACGTTACCAACGCGTAGTAACGAAAAAGCGCAAAACGTTACCACTAGAGAAGAGAAGAGAAGAGAAGAGAATAAAGAGCAAGAGCATGTGCAGCGAGCTGCACGATTCAAAGAATTTTGGGAAGCGTACCCGAGCAAGAAGGGCAAGAAGCCCGCTCGCGAAAAGTGGCAGGCAAAAAAACTAGATGAGCTGGCCGATACGATCATCGCTGACGTGAAGGCGAGGGCAGAGCAGGATCGCTCGTGGCGCGATGGTTTTGTTCCGAATCCGGCCACGTACCTGCACCAAGAACGCTGGACCGACGAAATCCAGCGCGCGAACGTGATCCAGCACCACGCCGCGACTGACGGCCAATCACCGGCCGCAACGCGGAGGCTCGCATGAGCGAGATTCGCGTCCCGCCGCACTCGCTCGACGCCGAGCAAGCCGTACTCGGCGGTCTGATGCTCTCGGAAACGGCGCTTGATCGCGTGGCCTCAGTGATCGTGGAGGAAGATTTCTACCGCAAGGATCACAGGCTGATATTCCGGTCGATCAGCGAACTGGACGCTAGGGGCCAGCCATACGACGCTGTAACGCTTGGTGAATGGTTTGAGGCGAAAGGCTTGGTGGAGCTTGTGGGCGGCACGAGCTACATCATCCAGCTTGCAAACAACACCCCAAGCGTCGCAAACATCGTGGCGCATGCGCGGATTGTCCGCGACAAATCCACGCTGCGAAAAATGATCGACGCCGGCACCGGCATCGTCGGCGATGGGTTTCAACCGAACGGGCGCAGCGCGCAGGAAATCCTGGACGAAACCATCGTGCGCCTGATGGCAATGCAGCGGATCGAGGCGCAGGCCGAGTACACCGCCAAACAAGCGGCGAAAAAGGCATACGAACATCTGACTGCAGCGCACGCGAACGGCGGCGCTCTGAACACGATTCCGACCGGGCTTGCTGATTTGGACAAGCTACTCGGTGGCTTCCACCCCGGCGACCTGATTGTGATCGGCGCGCGCGCGGCCATGGGCAAGACCGCGATGCTGACAGGCCTTGCTCTGCATGCCACGCACAAGGGTAAGCCAGTAGGGCTTATCTCGGGTGAGCAGCCTGCCGAGCAAATGGCCGCGCGCATGATGGCTCTCGCCGGCAATGTGGATGCGACGAAATTCCGCACAGGTCAGTTCGAGGAGTGGGAGTGGCCACGAGTCACTCAGGCATTCACGACCGTAGCGGCGGCTCCGATGTGGATTCTGGATCGCAGCTCACCATCGATCACAGAGGTTCAGCGCGTAGCGCGGCGTTGGAAGCAACAGCACAAGATCGAGGCTCTTTACGTCGACTACCTGCAACGCCTAGACGCTCCAGGCGAACGTCGTTGGGAGTCAGTCGGCGTCGCCGTGCGTGGCCTGAAGAATCTTGCGCGCGACCTGAACATTCCCGTCATCGTTTTGGCGCAGGTTTCGCGACAGGTTGAGACGCGCAAGGTTCCGGAGCCGCGTATGGGCGACTTGAGCGATTCGAGCGAAATCGAAAAAGAAGCCGACCAGGTTTTGATGCTGTACCGCGAGGAATATTACGACCCGACATCGGACAAAAAAGGCATTGCGAAAATCATCATCGAGAAGAATCGCCACGGTCAAACCGGGTTCATTGAGGTTGCGTGGATAGGCAACACGATGCGGTTCGCCAACTTGGCGGATGTAGCGTGATGGTTCCATGTGGAACAAATGGAAAAGTATAAAAATGACTCCCTCAGAAGAAGCCAAACTTAACAAGTCCGACCGACAGGCATGGATCGCCTACGTCTCGCCACGTATGGCCGCGAGCTTGTCGCGCATGGACGACGAAGCTATCGCGCGGACGTGGCCGACAATGGGCCGCGATTATCAAACCGCAGTGTGGCCGCTGCTGAGCACCGAGGATCAAGCGCGGGTGCGCAAGGTGAGGGCCGCATGAGCTACCTCGATTTCACTGCTGCGGCGTCCGTGCCGGAGTACGGCAGATTTCTCGACCGCAAGTTGCACGAGGGCGCGGATCACGGATTTGAGCCGACGTTCATGCCGTCGAAGTTATTCGACTTCCAGAAAGCAATGGTCGATTACGCCGTGCGCAAAGGTCGCGCCGCGCTGTTCGAAGATTGCGGGCTCGGCAAGACGTTCCAGTCGTTGACGTGGGGGCAGAATGTCATCGAGCACACGAATCGTCCGGTGCTGTACCTGTGCCCGCTAGCTGTAGGTTCTCAAACGCTACGCGAAGCGGCGAAGATCGACGTCGAGTGCGAGCGATCATCGGACGGCAAGTATCACGGCAAGTTCGTTGTCTCGAATTATGAACGACTCGGAAACTTCGATCCGTCTGATTTCTCCGGCGTCATCTGCGGAGAGTCTTCCATCCTAAAATCGTTCGACGGCGCGTACAAGTCGCAGATCACGGACTTCATGCGCAAGGTTCCGTATCGGCTGCTCGAAACAGCGACCGCGGCGCCGAACGATTACATAGAACTCGGCACGTCATCCGAGGCCCTTGGCTACATGGGCTTCATGGACATGCTCAATCGTTTCTTCAAGAACGACTTGAACAACAGCTCCACGAGACGGCATTACGGCGAGGCGCCGAAGTGGCGCTTCAAGGGTCACGCCGAATTGCCGTTCTGGCGTTGGGTGTGCTCGTGGGCGCGCGCGATGCGCAAGCCGTCTGACCTCGGATTCGACGATGGCGCGTTCATTCTTCCGCCGCTTACCGAGCATCGCCACCTTGTGCAGGCTCGCACGTTAGCCAGCGGCATGCTGTTCGCACTGCCGGCCGCGACCTTGCCGGAGCAGCGCGAGGAAAAGAAACGCACGGTGCGGGAACGTTGCGAGAGGGTTGCCGAGTTGACCAACCACGGCGAGCCGGCGCTCGTGTGGTGCCAGCTCAACGAAGAAGCGGACCTGCTCGAGAAAATCATTCCTGGTGCCGTTCAAGTTGCCGGCCATCATCGCGACGAAGTGAAGGAAGAACGGTTCCTCGACTTCATTGACGGCCGATCGCGCGTGATGGTGACCAAGGCAAAGATCGGTGCGCTCGGTTTGAATTTTCAGCACTGCGCGCATGTGGTCGATTTTCCATCGCACAGCTACGAACAGCGGTATCAGGGCATTCGCCGTTGCTGGCGGTTCGGCCAAAAACGTCCGGTGCGCGTTGACACAGTGCACACCGAAGGCGAATCACGAATTCTGGAAAACCAAGAACGCAAGGCGCGGCAGGCTGATGCCATGTTCGCCAACCTCGTGGCCGAAATGAACAACGCAATTCACCTGAGCGCGAAGAAAACATTCGCGACCAAATTGGAGGTTCCATCGTGGCTGTGATCGAACAAGCCGTCACGGATCGCTATGCGATTTTCAACGGCGACTGTATCGAAGTGATGGGCTCGCTGCCGAGCGAATCCATACACCTCTCCGTGTACTCTCCACCGTTCGGTGGCCTGTACCATTATTCGAGCGACGAACGCGACCTGTCGAACTGTCAGGACTACGCGCAGTTCTTCGACCATTACACCTACGTGGTGCGAGAGATTGCGCGCCTGACGCTGCCAGGGCGCTGCACAGCCGTGCACTGCATGGACGTGCCGAACGGGAACTGTCAGTTCCAGTCTTACACCGACTTCCCCGGCGACATTATCCGGCTGCACGACCGCGAAGGGTTCGACTTCATCGCACGGCACGCCATTTGGAAAGAACCGCTCGGCGTGCGCCGCCGGACCATGCAAAAGAACCTCGCGCACGCGACGGCCGTCGAGGATTCAGTCAAGTGCGGCGTCGCATCGGCCGATTACGTGCTTATCTTCGCCAAGCGCGGCATGAATCCTGTTCCTGTATCCAACCCCGTCGGATTTCTCGAATACGCCGGTGACGATTCCAAGATGCCAAGCGACGTGCGCGGGCTGCGCGGCATGCGAGGAGATCAGAAGCAAAACCGATTCTCGCACTGGATCTGGCGCCGATACGCATCTTCGATCTGGGACGACATTCGGCTCGTGCGGGTGCTGCCGTACGAAGCCTCGAAAGACGAGGACGACGAAAAGCACGTTCACCCGCTGCAACTCGACGTGATCGACCGCATCGTGCAGATGCGCAGCAATGCCGGCGAAAACGTTCTCACACCGTTCATGGGCGTAGGCTCCGAAGTCTACTCCGCAGTCATCCACGGTCGCCGCGGCATCGGCGCAGAACTGAAATCGAGCTATTACAAGCAAGCTGTGCGCAATCTTCAGGCGGCGGCAAGCGGAACGCTGAAGGAAGTTGCGCAAGCAGACATTTTTGATGATTCAGCCGCCGCATGAATGACCTCTACATTCCCGACGACGCGGGCGACGCGCCATTCCCGGCAATCGATCGCCTCGCGCGCTTCCTGTGCTATCTGGATCACGGTCCAGACCAATGGGACGTACCGAATCGCAAGCGCGCGTCCTATCACGACCGAGCGCATAGGCTGATCCGCAAGGTCAGCACGGAAACGCTGCGTCGCATCTATCAGCGGTTCGGCTTCAAGGCAATGGTGCGCTGATGCCCGACATCGCCATGTGCCAATCCGCAACATGCCCAAGCCGGCATATCTGCCATCGCTACATGGCTAAGCCGGGCATGCATCAGGCATACATGGACTTCGAATCGACGCGTGCCGGCCGCGAACGCTGCGACGACTTCATTCGCTCGCTCGGCAAATTCGTCGCTGACTTGGCCGGCGATTTGGACGC